TTTCTGTAAGCAACCCGCAATTTTGCATTCAAAAAAGACGGGATCAAATGAAGGATGGAGTGGTGGTGAGCGAAGGTTCTCCACCTATCGAAAACACCATCTTTAGATGGGGGGCAAGAAATGCTGTTGAATTGTGCTTGGCCCTGACTGTGTATCATGAGGCGCGTGGAGAGCCTCTAGAGGGCCAGAGAGCCGTTGCCGAGGTGGTCATCAACCGTGTGGAGCATAGCGCGTTCCCTGACGATGTTTGCAGCGTTGTAACGGACGCCAATCAGTTCAGCTTTGTTTCAAGGAACGGCTGGGCGGCGATCCCAAGTGATCAGGACGCATGGGCTGACGCGGTAAATATAAGCCAAGAGGCGCTGCGAAATCTGAGGCTGGGAAAGAGAACCTATTCGGATCAGAACCTTCTTTGGTATCACCGAAAAGACATCACCACGGTCTGGTCAAAAGATCTGGATGAGAGGATGACCATTGGAGATCATAAGTTCTTCACTGATCACCAGACCGCAAGGGCATCACTCAGGCCCAGAGCCAGACCACAGAAAACATAATCAAGGGGCTTCGGCCCCTTTTTTAATTTAAAAAAAATTACAAATTTATAAAATTTACCCTTTACATTATGCTTTAGGCATATTATATAATTTATATAAACATAAAAACAAACCCAAACGAAAGATCGAAAAAATGACAAACGCGCTAAATATCATCGTTGAATTTGACAAAGCTTTCAAAGCCGCAATCGCAAACCCAGATAATTATACAAAGAAAGTTGTAGATTGGGATTTCATTGAAGCGGATGTCTATATTGACCTCTCTAACCTTTCTTTCACTATGGCTCAAATCAACGCTGTAGTGGATGAGGAAATGCCATTAGCCGCAGAGGATTTTGTGGGCTTATCATTTGAGGAAGCAAACTAATGGAAGCGATCAAACTCTCAGCCCAACGCAAAATGTCAATCGTCGATGAGCTTTCACCTAAGATGAGAGCCATCGTCCACGAAATCGGCCTTTCTGATTTCTCGCGCAAGCACCGTGCTGCATACAAAACCGCCAAGAAAAAAGCTGGCCTGATGGGCAAGTCAATGCGCGGCACTCAGCGCACAAGCACAACCAAATTCATCCACAAAATTGCAGCGTAAGGGAGAAGCTGAAATGGCACTAGAAACAATCTTGATGGAAAACTCAAAGCACTCTTACGATGTCGAGGTTTCTGTTTACAAAGAAGGTAAATATTTCACTTGCGACACGGTAGAGGTGGAAGCCAACAACCGCTCCCAAGCTCGCTCAATAGTTCAAAAAGCTGGGTATGAAGTTCGCTCAGTCAACATGACAGGATAAGGGAGAAGCTGAAATGGAAACGAAAACTTTTTACATCTTGAAGAAACTTGAAAAGTTCAGCCCAGCATTCGCGGCAGAAATTCGCATCAATGGTGGCAACCCTGATGAGCCAAAGGCAATGGAAGCCTACGCCGATTTGGGAGAGGCCATAAATGACATGCACTTCTACGCCAAAACGCACCGCACCGTTTGTGAGCAATTCAACAAAGAACCGACTGACACTTATTCAGTTGAAGAAATCAAAGTCGATCCTGACACCACCCTTTCAGATGTGCGTCAGTTCGAAGTTTATGGATGGGGGTGATAACTTGAAGAACAATGAACTGAGCATCAATGATTTGGAAATGCTGAAAATATTCGTTTCGAACGCAGAGCCAGATCTTTTCACCGAAAGCCAGATTGATCGCCTTTATGATAAATTAACAAATGCGGTCAATCTTATGCTCAAGAACAACCGCAAATCCTAAGAATTAGCCTCGCGTTGCGGGGCTTTTTTTATATCGGAAACTTGTCCTTTATATAACTTTGACCTTCCTCAAAGTCATAGCTTCCACTGAACATGCTCGCCTTTACATCATAAAAATGATCTAGTGTTTCGTGAAATGGCTCCTTGGCCTCATCAAGCTCTCGGATCGTAAATTCGCCCAAAGTCCAAGGCCCGTCACCCTTAACGGTACTGCCATAAATATTCATTTGTTTGGAGTAATCAGGGTCATCCATCCAGTTGTCGAACATCATAATGGTGTCCCGTCCATCAGAATAAATATTTGAAAGAACGTAGCCAATTTTTCCCGCGCCCTCAGTTCTAAAAACCAACATAAATTTGCCTGATCTTAATAAATTTACAACATCAGCTATCATTATCGAAATAACCCTTCCTTCCAGCCGTAGCGCTGGTCACGATAACATCTTCCAAGGGGCGACCATCGGGCCAAGTTTTATATCCCTTTGAGCGCATGAATGCAATCACGTCATCAACCTCGCGATCATCCTTCACAACCAAAAAGGCCAAGTCATCGAATATTGACAAGGTGTCCTTGAATATAACCTCATTCCCGCCTGATCTTGTGTAACGATCAATAGTTTCAAGCCTTACTGCTTTCTTTACCTTCGCAAAATCTAAATTGTCATAGCCTTGAGGCATTGAGCTTTCCATCTCCATTTCCTTAAAGCCCTGCGCCCCGTAGTAATCATTCTCGTAGTGGATGGCATCTGTGCGCCTATAGTTTTTATTGGTTTTCCAGTACAAGCCTTGACTGTTTTGTCTGTCTCTCTTGAATAGCCTTGTGAAAACATAGCTTGCACCGCCGCTGGTGGTGTCCCTGTGGGGGGAAGCGCCACTTCTGGGGTCAAGGCCTCTGTTAAGCCTTTCAGCTAGTGAGATAAGCTGTCCACCGCCACCAAGGATGGTCTTGAACTTTTCTGAAGTTTGTCCACCGCCAAATGTCAAATCATGGTAAATATAATGCTCTTTATGAAATTTCTTCCAAGCGGCCCCATCGTTTAATTCTGGGAAATATGTTTGAACTCGACCATGACCAAAGCTTTGTCTTTCACCATCGAAGTTATAATCAGGAAGTTTGCGAATGTCCTTTTTCAAGCCAATTTGTTTAGACGCAAATGCCGCTAGAGCATCAATCCTTTTTTGCTGATCCTCAATTTCCATTACTTTTGCAAAACCATCTTCAAAAACTGCTTTGCTCTTTGAAACCTTGGCATCCATTCCATTATATCGATTGGCAATTTTGATTAAATAAAGCTCTTCTCTGTCTAGGTTTGTGGGCGGCGATAAATCAATCTCCAACTCTTTCTCTAAATTTTTAAGAGCTTTGTTTACTGCAGCCGCGTCTTGCCCATCAATCAAAACCTCAACTCTGTTTTTCATGGTGATGTGGTCATCATCAGTTCTAAAATATCTGACGGTGGTTCCATCGCTTAAGCTTCCGCTGTGAGATCGACCCAGCCAGTCAAACATATCAGAGTTTTCTTTTGCGAAACTGTCATCAAAACTCATTCTGAAATAATTTGGCTTCCCACGCGCCACAAGTTTTTTCTGATCTGTCGGGGCAACCTCTCTAGCCAAATCCTTTTCAGTTTTCAGTCTCCCAACCGACTTATAGAAGGCAAGCTCCTTGTCATAAATAACGCCCGTAGATCTGTTATAACCCTCTAATTCGTCCAGCAGTGGCTTAAACGTCTTTTCAAGCAAATCTCTGTATTCTTCTGAAGCGGCGTTCTTAACCCTTAAATACTCGCCCTTCATAGCCATCATTCTTTGGGCGAAAGTCGAACTCTCGGTCAAAACAATTTTGTTCTGAACTTTATGGTTGAACGCCTTGATTACACCGACCAGAGCATTTTCAAAGCTTTCTATGTCAATACCAACCAGCTTAACATTCAAGCCCCCTGATAAGTTGTCAAATTTATCAGCAGCCTTTCCCCTAACCTTAAAAATCACTCTGGTACTTTTTCGCCCATCTGCATTGACATAGGATTGAGCGTGAACCGCCTGATCTTCAATCCAATCCTTGTCCGTTGGTATCGTTATCCCATTGACCCTTGCCGCTTTTAGTTCGTCTGCCTCAATTTCCGTAAAGATGTCATCTTCGCCCTTTATTGGGGCTGGCTTTTTGGGCTTTAGCTGCTTCTCAAATCTCTTAGCTAAATCGGATTTTCTTGCAATCAGAGTTAAGATTAAGTCCTCACCTATGCTGTCACCCTTGCCATAAACTTCTTCGACAATCTGACGGATCGCATTATCAGAAATGTTCACCACTTTCCTGACGCCCTCGGCAATCTGGTCATCTGTGATGTTTTTGAAAACTGAGTGATTTTGCGTAAAACGCTTGTCTCGCAAGCTGTCAATTTCGTGAACGGTGTTGCCCCAGTTACCCTTTAAGCCGCCCATTGCCCGATAACGCAATGCCCCGCCAGCTTCCATGCGAATTACTTTGTCGCCAAGCAGTTTCAAGTTATCAAACTCGGCCCCAACCACGTCCCAATTCGCCAGCCAAGCATCAACTGCAAAGCCATCGGTTATTCCGTTTGCGTCACCGTCAACTAACCTCTGCCTGTCGATCTTTGTGTCATCGATCCAAGACGAACGAACGCCCAGCTTGTCAGTGAAATCATTGCCATCTAATCTCCCTGTGATTTTAATGAAGTTTACCTCTGGGACATCTAGGCCAGCCAGTTTATATAATTTAGCGCCTAACACTTCATTTTTTGCGTGATCATCTGTCTGGGGGGCTTTGACGTAGAACTTGCGCCCATCTATCTTGCTCTGCATCCCCGCACCCGCGTTCGAGCCACCGCGCCCCATGAATTGCTCTAAATCCTCGAACAGCACACCTTCGTCACTGGCCCTCTGTGTGGCTTTCTGGGTGACGATAGCCGCTGCATCATCGTCTAGCTGCTTGGCGGTCTTTCCCGCACTAGCCGCCTCTTTTAAAAGCGCCTGATCTTCAATTGGCAACTGATCGAATGCTTCCTGTTCCTTTGGTGCGAGCGGTTTATTGTCTTTGAGTTTTTTCTTGATCTTAGTCTTCATCGCCGCGAGAGACTTAGCCGCTTGAATTGCGTCTTTCTCAGACTTGACCTTCGCCGCATCTGCCACCAGATCGCCCGTGAGCGCCCCAGACTTCGACAGCTTTTCATATGCGGCCTTGTGTGTGGAAAACCCTGTTGCGCCCTCCTGTGCCTTTTTTAGGTACTCTGTAGCCTCTTTTGTCTCTGCCTCTGCCTGATTGAATGCCGCGATTTTGTCTTTTTGATCTTTGTACGCCTGTTTGAACTGAATCAACCCGCTGTCGAACTTAACCTCTGCAAGGCTTGGGCCTTGGATGTAGTAATAATCCAGAACGTTGGTTTTAGTTTGACCATCAGTCAAAAATGCTATGTCGAAAGCCTCATCTTCCCCATCTGTTCTTTTTGCCGCCATGAACTTTTGGGCTGTCTTTTCCGCGAACTCATCAGCGTCTTGAATTATCGCCTGATATTTACTCGGAACAGATTTCATCTGTTCTTGCATCGCCTTGAACTTGGTGACAAATGCAATTGCCGCGTCCTCATCCGCATCTTTGATTTTGAGAAGCTTTTCTTTCCAAAACATAGGTTCGTAATTGTCAGCAAAAAAAGCTGGATCATCTAAGAAGTTGGTGATTTCTTTCTTGATGTGGCTTTTACTGATCCAATTCGAATAATATTCGTCAATATCCATTGCAAAATCTTCGAAGTCATCGAAAGAGGCATCATCTAAAGACTTAATTAAATCATCAACTTCTTTAAATATTTTAGGCTCGGCAATTGACGCCAAATATGCAGCTTTCAAATCATCATCAACAGTCGCCCATGCCGCATCTTCGGTCTTGCTGAGAGGCTTACCGTCTTTGAGTTTCTTTTTGGCCTTTGCGATATTGGCGGTAATGTTAATTTGCGCCACGCCCTCATCGATCTTCGCCATGACCTGAGTTGCGGTTAATCCGTCAATCCCGTCTTTTTTTAATTTATCATAAACTTTCTTCTTGTTGGCCCCAGCAGATCCGCTTGCAATCTCATCGATTTGAGCCTGTGCCGCGTTCTCAGCCTTTTCCGCAGCCTTTGCCGCCAGCGCAGCAGCCTCGGCTTGTTGCTTTGCCGCCTCTTTCGCCGCCTTGTTCGCCTTCAATGGTGACGTTCTGCCCTGATCAACAAGCGCTTGAAGCTCTGCCAGTGACCGTGGGTGCGACTTCTGATCGACAAGATCCACAAATCCAATCTTGCCTGTGTTCCACAGTTCCCACTTTTGGTCGCCCAGAATAGCTTTCTGGAACCGTTCGGTTTTGCCCTTTAGCCAATCTTCGAAATTTATATCCCCAGCAACAAACCCGTCCATAGATTGCTGGGTTTTGTTGATCGCCTTGCTGATTAGGGCAGGGGATAACCCACGCGCCATGAGAGACTTCGTGAGTTCTTCTTTTAGAGTTTCCGCACCAACCGCTGGCAAGGGCTTGTTTGCTAAGTCAGCCCAAGGTTTTAAGACCCCTATGACCGTTGAACGACAATTAAAGTGAGCGGGTGGCGCTGACCAACCAATGCCATGACCGACTGGCTGGAAATCTTTGTCCCAAGTCAGCCCTGATCTTGCCTTGCAAATGTCGCTTGTCCGACTGTCCAGTGTTGCCATCCACTGATAGCCGTTGAACAGATCCTCATTGGCTTGGTAGGTTTTGATAATTGCCTCATTGTTGACCGCTGCGACAGATGATCGAACCAGCGTCTCAGCCTTTTTCTTCGTGGCGTTCATAATGCCATCGGTGAAGTTGTTTTCCTTAGTGCCTCGAACCCTCTGGATAAGGCTCTGCAATCCCTCACCACCAGCAACGCCCATTCTCATCTGTCGAAGAAAGTTACCTGTCACCTGTGCGTTTTGTTGTTTCCAGTATTCACTGACCACATCGCCCTCAATAAGAACCTTGCCAGCCAAAGACTGTAAAGTCGCTGCAGATGGCAATGCCGCGCCCAGAGAGACGCCCAGAGAGCCGTTGACGATATTTTGTGTGGCTTTAGCGCTGACAGACGCGACCCCACTCAGGCCTTTGCTATTCGCCGCCTTGGCCTTACTGAAATGTGCCTTCGTTGTCGCCTTTACGTTTTGGAGAAGCTTTGCCAGTCGCCGCGCTCTATAAGTTGGCCCCACGCCTGTTGGGTCAATCTTTTCCAATTGCTTTTGGATCGACAGCCCAAGATCGTCCAGAATGTCTAAAACTTTGACAACCTCATCCTGCTTCAATCTTTCTAAATTTATCGCATGAATGATCGACAGGTCTTGAACCTTGTCGCTTACGTTCAAAGAAGTCGGGGCGATCTTGGGTTTGAGCATCTAGGTCACTCCGCTGCAATGTCGATTGGGTCGGTTTCCTCTAGTTCCTCGGCCTCATCCTCTACGATATCGTCACGATCCAGTTGCGTTTCCTGATCGATCTCGTCACGAATATCTTCAATATTGGCGTCTGGTCTGAGCATTTCACCGCGCTGCAAGTTGTAAAGCATGTCGGCCTGACCCATTGCGCCAGCTTGCCAAGCTTGAACAAGTGCTGTGAGTTCTTGCGGGGTCAATTTGGCGTCCACGAAGTCTTTGTTCAGTTCAACACTGATGTCAGCGTCTACGCCTTCCCACTCAGCCATCCACTCAAGCGCCTTGGCAAGTCCCTGAGACACGGTTTCCGCAATCGATGACAGGATACTGCTCTCGCCACTTCCGCGTATTCTGAGCGTTTCTGCGGCCTCTGCGGTTCGCTTGCTTTCCTCAAGAAGCTTTGCACCCAAGAGCGCCATCATGGCTTGCTTGCGATCCAGTGATTTCTCAAGAAACGAAAGACCCGCCCCTGTGTACTCAAGCATTCCTGTTGATGCGCCATCGCTCAAGAACCAAATCGTCCCAGACCCGATAGACCAAGCGGCGTTCTCTGCGTTTTTCTGGCCCACGATATAAGGCGTTGGGCTTGATGTCAGATAGTTGCCCTGCTCTAAATCAGCCTGTGTGCGGTAATGTGATAAATTTACATTTACCAGATCCAGAATTGGCGACTTATCAACGGGCGGCGTCAGATCGTTTGGAGATATGAAGATGAAAGGGATGTAATCTAAACGCTCACCACGCTTTTTCGGCTCATAGCTCTCAACCGCTGAATAAACCAGATCGCCGCCAGCATCTTCGCCTTCCTCATAAACGCTGACCTCGTAGCCTTCTTCTGTTAAATTTAAAACCCGATAGACGTTGTAGAACTCTGTGCCAAAACCATCAGCTTCGGCCCGTTGGCGTTCTTCGTGCAAGATAACCTGTTCAAGCTTTTCCATCCCATCGTCGTTGACTGTGCGCCAGTTGATAATGCTTTCCGCTGGGTAAAGCCTCAGATATGCCTGACCGTCCTCACCAGTTGGACGATCAACCAGAACACCGCAGCGCCCCATTGAGATCGTTTCCTCAACAGTCATCTTTGCAAAGTTTGCGAACGGCAACCCTGTCAGCGTCACGTTTTCAAGCAGAGGCTCAATGCGTGATGGAATGTCAATGATCGGCTCTTTGCGAAATATCGCACCGACAAGACCCTGCACCGTTCGACCTGACGCGCCATAAAACAAAGACCTTTTGAGATATTGTTTATAGTCGTAGCTGTCCTGACCCGCTGGCTTGGGCAAATGCTCGCCCTCTGCGGCCTTTATCGCGTCCTCACCAGCAATCGCGTCACGAATGCGCTTCCACTGTGATTTGTAGATTTCATATTCTCTGTGTTGTGAATTTACTGGCATGATGATCCCCTAGCCAAAATAATTTGCAATCTTGATCGGGCCTACAGCCTGATTTCCGTCAATCGGATGCATTTCATGGATGAGATAGCCAACGGCGTCTGCCATGTGATCCAAGCCAGAAGTCTTGTCGGGCATACTTGAGCCTTCTTTGTAAATTAAGCCTTCGAGCGATTTTATGAGGTTTTTGCACCGTTGATCGATGAAGAGGCGTCTTTCGCCATCGCTATTGCAGAGCATCGCGTTCACCTCGTTGATGCGATCCACAATCGGCGGGGCTTTGTTACTTGCCACAACGTCGAAGCCGTACCCTTCCAGAATACTGAAATCTGTCTGACCCACTGCCGCACTTGTCTTTCGCGCTTTGCCGCTGGGGTCTGGATAAACGACTATGTGCCGCCCATTATAGCGACCTTTTATCTCTTGCGCCATCAAATCTGTATTGGCGTCTGGAATGCTGATTTCATCTATTGCCCAAATCTCATTGCCAGCCTCGACACAAACCACCGCCGACATTGGGTTGATGTTGAAGTCCATGCCAATGTGCAACGTCCCGCCTGTGTCCTCGCAATCCGCTAAATTGAATGATCTCTCAAAGGCGTGATAAACACGGCCCCCTTGCGTCTCAAATGAGGCCTCAAACTCTTGTCGGAAAAGCCTGATGTCCATGCTGCGCTTTGCCGCTTCGATCTCTGACGGGGCAACCCTGCCGCCCTCTATGGTTCTAAATCTAAAAGCTTCCCAGTCTGGTTGCTCGTTCGCACCAGAGAACAGGTCATAAAACCAGTTATAGCCTTTGGGAGTGCCACAGAATACAGCGCGACCATTCTTGTCGGCAAGGGCAGGGCGCAGCACGGCTGTCCATGTTTCGGGGTTCACGTCTTGGATTTCGTCGATAACCAAAAAATCAAGACCAACGCCACGAAGGCTGTCGGGATTATCAGCACCACGCAAAGCAATAATAGACCCATTGATAAGTTCGATCCGAAGATCGGTTTCATCTTTTTTTTGGATTTCATGCTGCGGCACATGGCTTTTTAAATCTTTCCACATGATCTGACGCGCCATCCGATATGTGGGCGCAACGTACCAGCACACGTTGTCAGCGTTCGACCTAGCGCGTTGATACAAGATGAAGCGGGATAAGAACGACTTACCAGTTCGACGCCCAGCGACCAGCACACGAAATCTAGAGCGCGACTGAGCGACAAGGGCTTGCGGCCTTGAAAGCTGAATGACCTCTTCACTGATTTCGGATTGCATCAAGGTCAACAGCTTCTCCCTCTATGACGGGGGCTTCAATCTTTTGTGGTGCAATGTTTATCACGGTTGTCGTTTCGCTATTATCGCGCCAGCCCATATGAACCTTCGACCAATAAATGGCTGCTTGAACATTTCCCTTGAGCGCTTGCTTGAAAAGTGAACCCGCGACTTGGACGTTTGCTTGCTCTCTTCCAAACTCCAGTTGTGGCCCGTAATATTTCCGCAGCGTTTTGGTGTCGATCTCCAAGCAGTTCGCCGTTTCTCGCTGGTTGAACCCACTCGCCATACATAGCTTTACAAGGTTCTGTTTCTCGGAAGTTGGTGCGTGTTCCTTGCGCCCCAGCTTTTGGGGGATTTTCTTCGGCTTTTCAGTCATCCAGCAAATCCCTTGGATCATTAATGGTTCCACAGTTGTCACAGATCGCAAAAATACCGTTGTCGCTAATATTTGCTGCTGAATTTAGCATCACCACCTCAAACCTCATTTCACCGCAATCGACACAATATAATAACGACATCGTTTCGAGTTCGTTGTAGTTGTTCCCCTTTTCAACCCTTGAAGGATCTAGCTTCTTAAACTCATGAACATTATCTCTTGTCATTTTATATAAATCCTTCGAGGCATTTATTACATTTTGTAATTTAAAAAGCAATATTCGCTTTGATCGGTTTGTTGCTTATGGTAGACGTTTGAGGTGGCTTGACCTCAACTCAAAGCTTCTCCAAAGGTTTGTAAGATTTCCAGATCCGAGGTTGAGCCGCACGACTTCATTTTTCTGCCGCATATCGCTCAATGTTTTTGAGCCTTTTGCGTAAATCATCCCTTTCACGACACAGTTCACCGATCCATTTCTCTAACTTATGAACCTCGCGCCTTGAAGCTTCGAGCCTCTTTGAAACGTGATCAATGTTGCGATTGCTGTAGGTGTCAGAATACTCAAATCCTTTGACCTTACCTTCAGCCGTGTAGTCGATAAGAACATCCACTCGACACAATCTCAGGTCTTGCCTAGCCGCTCTTGTGCATTCGTATTTTGAATTAGACAGGAGTTCTTCGCCTAAATCGTTGCGGTAAACCCAGACGCGCCCGTCACCCTCTCTGGCGCTGCTCTCGTGCCGCAGTACCTTTGCAATCACGGCCTCTTTATCATCGAACAGATTGATCATCGCATATATCGCAATTCTCGCGGGAACTTTCTCAAGAAAGCTTGCAGTAAATCAATCTTCTTTGCCTCTTCTCGGCTGACGTTTCTCTTACAAGCTTCTAAAGACCGCATGATCCTGTCGTAATCCTCACCAGACAGATCCTTTATGTCGTAATAGTTCCCACTTCGATCTGTAAGGTCACCCCGATACCTCATTAGCGCGTCTTTGATGGCCTTTAAGTTGCCGCCAATTCTTTCGTGAATTTCATTGGCGCGGAGTCCATCGTTCCACATCTTTACGATTTGCAAAGTCCTTTTGGAAACCTCTGCGCGTTCGTTTCCAATTCCTTTTTTTTCGGCAAACTTTTTGCCGCCGTTCGTTTGATAGAGGCCTTGGTTCACAAGCTTTGCATCTTCTAAAAGCTTTGGATTTATACTCATGTACCTTCGGCCTCTCTGATCAGCGTCAACGGATCAAATGTTTCATCTGTCCAGTTTCTCTCTGGATCGTTAATTTTGCGGTTTAACAGGTCAGCCCAGCTTGCTCGCAGTTGACCATCGTGCAGCCTTGTCTTGATGACCGCTGCGCGTTTGTTGCAATCCACAACACCCCAGATTATCCAAGGGTCTTTCCCCTCGAATATCTGCTTGCCCGAAGGAAACGTTCGTCTCCAAAGGGCAAGCTGTTCGTCTCTCACATCCATTAACTACCGCTCAACTTTATGTTGAAATTAAGATCAACGGTGATTTTCTGATCTTTGTTTTGTGAGGATGCAACGGCAGGGGCAATATCCTTTAATCTTTGGATGATTGTCTCAACCTCTTGCTTTGAAAGCGTCCACTTTGTTTTGTCGCCCTTCTTGACCCCTCTCGAAACCGTGTCTGGCTTTAAATTGAAATCATCAACGGTGATGTTTAAAACATCTGCCATTGGGATAAGTTTTTCATAAGATGGGTTTGGAATTGCACCACGCTCCATTTTTGAAATCACAGACTGATTTACACCAGTCCTTCGCGACAATTCACTTTGACTGATGCCGAAATCTAACCGCGTTTTTTTAAGTGCTGTCCCATCAAATTTAGTAGTCATTTTAAGCTCCCTTGCTTTTTTCTGCTGGTTTACGTTTTGGAATAAGACGATCAAATTTTTCGTCCCATATTTTCTCACGATTTTTGTAAAACAGGACTTGCTCTTCCAGCCCCATAATCATGCGAATTGCTATTGTCAGATCTCTTGCGATCTGCATCTGACCATCTTGCTGATATGCCTTCGAAAGGTCATTCAAGTGCTGGCAGAAATCCTCGGTTTCAGAATAGTCGCTCATTGCGTGGCCCCCTCTGACTTTAGCGCCAAGAAGTCGAGGTCTTTTGACGTTAAAACGCCAGTGCCTCTGCAACGGGTGCAATCGTCATAGGTGCTGACGGTTGGTGAATTGAAATCGCGATAATCGTAGGCTGCTGAGTACGCCAACGAAAAGCCCTGCCCCGAACAATGGGGGCAAGAGCGAGAATGATCATGTCGATAGATGAACGGGGCTTGATGAACGACTTCGATCATTCGTCATAATCCCTGATAAGAGTGAAGCCGCCTGAGACAAGCAACACTGCGCCCAGAATTGACGGGACGATTAATTCAGCGAGGCGAATGTCTGCATCAGACGCACCCGCTGAAATGATGATGATTGATACTCCGAGAAGAAATCTAATCATGACGCTTCCTCAACGGTTGTGGTTCTGACGGTTGACCACTTCTTGTCGCCGTTTTTATCCTCGGCATTCCAGAAAGATGAGTGCAGAATGTCTGCCTCTCTTCCTGATGAAACCATTTGAATTTGAAAATCGCCTTTGGCGTTTGAGGCTTGGACGCAATAGCTCATATCAACCCCCCTCACGCTCTTGCCAGTTGGTCAACGAAAGATTTGGTAATGAGTTCTTTGTAAAGAGTGGCTTCGATTGTGCCGTTTACCAATTCGTAAGCCTCTTTGATCAGCCTGTCCTCTTTGTCGAGTTCAAGGTGCTTAACCAATGCCAGACCAACCAAGATGCTATCTAGGCCAATTGACTTTGCGATCTTGCGGATAATTTTTTCAGCTTCGTTCATGTTCATTTTTTCAATCTTTCGTTTGGGTTTTTATATTTTATATAAGTTATATAATATGC